AATGCTTCTTATATTCCGGTACCGAGTTAGATACCTCCAGCCATCCGCTTTCAAAAATAGAATGCCATTCTGCATTAGGATAGAATGCCTCATCTACCATAGGATAAAACACGGGACGTATAAACTTTTTAATCTTATGTTTTTTACAATGCTCTTTAAGGCAACTCGAAGACCAGCACCTTTATGTTTTTTCTGGTGATCTTCTTCAGCATTTAAAAACGGGTGTGTTGGATGATGTGCAAACCAGTCTGAAACGAACCCTGCAAAAAGCCCTTGTACATTTTACGGTAGCCAAGGTTTGCGAAGAGGGCCTGTTTGTTATTACCCCTGCCGGTATTAAAATACAGTTTGACCAACTGCCTAATGATAAGGTGCAGGAAGTTAATAAGGACTTTTTAAATACGACCGCCCGAAAAGCTGAAGAAAACGCAGGAAATTATCTGGCTATGGCTAAAAGATTAATATCTGATAACCCTGATTTTTTCACAGATTACCCTAACTCGCTTACTGTTACGGTAAATATTGTGCGCGCACCCAATGTGAATAATGCTGTTTTTGGAATGTAAAAACACTGTCCTATTTAAAAAATCATAAATACATCAATTTTGAGGCATGGGAATACATACAACCGCTAACAATAGCGAATGCGGATGCAACGGAGACACTGAAAATCCTGGTGTAGAATTTCAGCAGAACAATAAGCTTGCAGATATATCTTTTACGGTAACAGATAATGATGGTGAGCCCTTAACCGCGGGCGACGTTGCTACATTAGTTAACGGCCTTACTTTAATTGTTTCGGAAGTACAGACACCTGTAGTTATTGCGGTCGTTGTCCTGGGCGCGGTTCCCGTGCGTAAATATATTTATTTGTTCCGCCCTGGTAAAGGTAAGTGGGGCAACGGTGGCACACCGGTTACTGAAGATCATATATTTTTCCTTTGCCCGCAGAATGCCACCCCGGCAGATGTGGCCAATAGTGGCAATACTGAAGTGATCGAGCTGAACACCTTATCTACTGCCGACTACCTTCCTGCAGCCAATAGCGATGACCGCGACCTGAGCAACCCTGACCTGGTATATTTTTTCAGGTACAGTTATGACGGCCATACTTACATGGTCTATTTTAAAGGGCCTAATGGGTTCTATGGCGGCAGCTATCCTACCATGCTTACCAGCGCTAATTTTGAGGCGGGTCCCGATACTACCGCACCTGCTATCTACATCCCGAATGCCGATGAAGTGATGCAGGAAGGCGCAGACATATTTGGCAAATCCACATCGTGGGTAGATCCTGAAAACGGTAATCGCATTGTTGTGAGTTCTGAAGGTCTTGAAAGCAAACAGGCCAATGGTAAAAAATTCTTAGTTGAATTTCCCGCCATTCCCGGCAGCAACCCTGACCTTGTAAAGTATAAATATCCTGTAAAAGATCAGGATGATACGCACGCAATGCTAAGCGATATCGAAGCCCTGCCAAAAGATTTGCCGAAAGATTTACGTTTGGCTGTTCTTTCTCAGTCTGTGCTGCCTAAAACAATTATGTACACCACGGACGAAAACCGGTATCTTGATTTAAGTGCTTATTTACCGCCTGCCTCTATAGATTTTGGATGGATAGATTATATTGATAACGATATTTTTATACAAGGCCGATCATTGACGGATAATAAATTTTATTATTTAGCGCTCAGGGATTGCGGAATAGTAAAGAATGTTTTGACGGTTGGTAGTTCTCAATTCCAATTGCTTGAAGGTGTTACCATCGATGGCGTTTCGTCTCCACGCCTGCACGGTAATGAATTGCACCGCGCCTTATATCATTCTGCTGCTGCCATCCTACAGGCTGGCGTTTTTCATTTACACTACTTGCAGGGCCGCTGCTATCTATTTGCACACTGCCTACAGGAAAATAAAGGTAAAATGCGAAGTTTGTAAGGGCTGATTGCAGGTAATACCGCGCCTTATTGAGTACGACTGCATCTACACCGATGGCTTCATCTGCTAGAACCACATGTAAATCGCCAACATAACGGGCTGTATACTGGTCTACAGCCATGGTAATGTAAGGCTCAATGGCCTCAAAAGGAAAAGATTTCATTACAGACACATGTTTTTTTATGTCTTCTATGGTAGAAAGTATAGCCATTATATTGCTTTTTGGATTCCGGTAGGGTTAACATCAAGGGTAGTGAGCACAATGTTTTCAAACCCGCCTTTGATGTCAGCAGGATAGGCATTGTATTCTTTCATAAAGTCGAAAATCTCTAAGGTAGTTTCGCGGTCTGAGGCCTTAAGCTCCTGTAGTATATTAAAGGCTTCGCGCTTATCGCTACCACTGCCTGCACCAAGCTTACCGCCCGGCACCCCGCCTGTGGTCATTGAGGCGTCTACACCAAGGGCTGCATAAATTTCGCCGTTCGCAGATTCTGCCTCTGCAAGGTACTGGCCGTCTTTAGTACCATCTTCGATGGCCTTGATGGTGAGGGTAGGGTATGGCTGGCCTTTATCATCAACAAGCATAATGCCCCTGATCAGCTTACCTGCATTTTCATTACCCGACAAACCATTAACAATTGCGGTATCAAAGGCTTTCCTGATTTCATCGCGCTGCTCAAACGTAAACGTTGACCACTGCTCACGGTATATGGTTTCAAAATAGCGCTCATCTACATCGGCCTGGTATTTAGGCGAAGACATATTTTTAAAATAGTGCTTTTTATATTCCGGAACTGAGTTTGAAACTTCCAGCCATCCGCTTTCAAAAATAGAATGCCATTCTGCATTAGGGTAGAATGCCTCATCTACCATAGGGTAAAACACCGGGCGAATGAATTTTTTAATCTTATGTTTTTTACAATGCTCCTTAACCTGTTCAGCGTTCCATGCAGGATCGATATAATCTACCTGCGATACAAATTTGCTGTCAATGCTGACAGATGCACCCTCGCGGCCAAATTTTTGAGATATATAAACATGATTTATTATTCCGTTTTCATCCGGTATCTCAAAACGGCACCATGCAGCTTTCTGACGGTTAACCCGGTTGATCGTTTCAAAATTTTCGCTAAGGATGTATTCCGGGAATGCAATAGACCAGGCCTCTAAGTCGGCAATAGTTTCACGCCAGAATTTCGGCATCTGTGATTTTCTGAACAGTTCAAAAATAGCATTAGCCGAGGCATCATCATCGCCTATTACTTCAATTTCCTTTTTGCCGGTACTGGTATTAATGCGATAAAGTATAAAGCCTTTACCGTAATGGGCCTTTCGGTTAATACGCAGAGCATTACTAACACTACCATTTTGTTTTGCCTGGGCAAATATCTGCTGCGGGATGTCGTTATTCTTGCCCCACGATACTAAAATACCACTGGATTTATCTTTGACCTCTAACTGAACAGTGGTAACGATATCAACCCCTGCATTTCCACTTGATTTAGCGGCCGCGATGCCGTTTGGTATACTTCTTACTATGACATCTTTCATTAGTAAATAACTTTTTTATTGTTAATGGTATCGATAAACAGAATGTTGATCTTTTTGATGCCGCCTAAACCATCATTTAATTGAAGATTGCGTGTAAAATTGTCGTGATGATTAGGGTCTCGGGCAATCTTTATAGGATCTAAAATGTTTTCGAGGGTGTCCACGATTTGTTTTTCACCTGATGCAGACGGCAGGTAGGTTGCGTTATGGTATTCTTTAAGCTCACCGCCTGTTTTCTTGGTACGGCTGAATGTGTACACGCTGATGTCGAAAGGCACGGGCGCGCCGAATTTATCCCGGAGGCTAAATATTTCCAGAGCATCTTTTAAAGAAATTGTAACATTTTCCATGCTGCTAAATTCCTAATTGCCGCCTCTTTTTAATAGGACATGAATTTGCGATGCTTAAAACGATGGTTATTATAGCCTAAAATGTGTTAAGGCGCTTTTTATCAATTATATGACACCTGAAAAAACCATTAATTATTATATTTTCAGATAGAAGACATAAAAAAACACGTGTCTGTAATGAAATCCTTTCCTTTTGAGGCCATTGAACCGTACATTACCATGGCTGTAGACCAATATACTGCCCGTTATGTAGGCGATCTACATGTAGTTTTAGCTGATGAAGCTACCGCGATAGGCGCAGATGTACTAAACAAGGCGCGGTATTACCTGCAATCAGCCCTTACAAACTTCGCATTTTACATTTATTTTCCTGTAGGCAGTGTACAAATAGACAGCAGCGGCCCTGCAAGTACTGTAAATGAAAAACGTCAGCCTGTAGGATGGCAGCAGCAAAATGATATCAGGCGCGGTTTTTTAAAAGCAGGTCATACGGCTATGGATATGCTTCTGGCTCTGATGGAAAAAAACAAAACGCTATTTCCTGGCTGGGCAGGGTCTGAACTTTACACAGAGCAGACCGAACTACTGGTTAACAGCACATCAACATTTAATAAGTACTACGCAATTTTTGATAGTAGGCAAACCTACCTGGCGTTACAGCCTTCTTTAAGGCAACTCGAAGACCAGCACCTTTATGTCTTTTCTGCTGAGCTTCTCCAGCATTTAAAAACGGGTGTGTTGGATGATGTGCAAACAAGTCTTAAACGAACCCTGCAAAAAGCCCTTGTACATTTTACTGTAGCCAAGATTTGCGAAGAGGGCTTGTTTGTTATTACCCCTGCCGGCATTAAAATACAGTTTGACCAGCTGCCTAATGATAAAGTGCAGGAAGTGAATAAAGACTTTTTAAGTACGACCGCCCGAAAAGCCGAAGAAAATGCAGGTAATTATCTGGCTATGGCTAAAAGGTTAATATCCGACAACCCTAATTCTTTCACAGATTACCCTAACGCGCTCCCTGCCACGGCAAACACTGTGCGCACGCCCAACGTGAATAATGCTGTTTTTGGAATGTAAAACACTGTCCTATTTAAAAAATCATAAATACATCAATTTTGAGGCATGGGAGTACACACTACATCAACAAATGCAGCATGCGGGTGCGAAGATAATGGCGATAACCCGGGGGTTGAATTTCAGCAAAACAATAAGCTTGCAGATATATCTTTTACAGTAACCGATAATGATGGCCAGCCATTAACCGAAGCCCAGGTAGCTATATTGGTAAATGGCGTAACGTTGATCGTTTCGGAAATTCAAACGCCGGTAGTTATTGCTGTTGTTGTTCTGGGTACGATGCCGGTACGTAAGTATATTTATCTCTTCCGACCTGGTAAAGGTAAGTGGGGCCACGGTGGCACACCGGTTACTGAAGATCATATATTTTTCTTCTGCCCTCAAAATGCCACGCCTGCAGACGTGGCCAGTAGCGGCAATACTGAAGTAATCGAACTGGGTACTATAAATACCGCCGATTACCTTCCTGCAGCCAATAGCGATGACCGCGACCTGAGCAACCCTGACCTGGTATATTTTTTCAGGTATAGTTATGATGGCCATACGTACATGGTCTACTTTAAAGGGCCTAACGGGTTCTATGGCGGCAGCTATCCTACGATGCTTACCAGTGCTAATTTTGAGGCAGGTCCCGATACTACCGCACCAGCTATCTACATCCCAAATGCTAATCAGGTAATGGCAGCGGGTTCTACAATTACAGACCAAACAACGGCGTGGTTAGATACTGAAACAGGCAATTTTATTGACGTTGATGGCAGAGGCATTGAAAGCAAACAGGCAGTTGGTAAAAAGGCGCGAATTGAATTTGAAGCATTACCAGCAGATAATCCGGAAACCGTAACACATACAGTCCCTGCAAAGCCCGCTGATGATACTTTTGCCATGGTAAGTGATATCGAAGCCCTGCCAAAAGATTTACCAAAAGATTTTTTCCTGTCTACTTTATCTCAGTCTGTATCTCCTAAGACGTTGATGTATAAAACAGACGAGTACAGGTATTTAGATTTGAGTTCTTATTTACCAGCCTCTATAGATTTTGGATGGGTTGATTATATTGATAATGATATTTTTATACAGGGCAGATCCTATATTGAGGGTGAGGATAAATTTTACTTATTGGCTCTAAGGAATTGTAAAATAATAAAGAACGTTCTGACGGTTGGTACTTATCAGTTTCAATTGCTGGAAGGTGTAACAATTACCGGCGTTACGTCTGCAAGACTTCACGGGTCGGTTTTACATAGGGGTTTCTTTTACTTATGCACCCGAACATCATCTTCTACCATAGCAACACAGGTAGTAAAAGCAAACCTTTACGACTTAAGCGATTATGAAGTTGTTGCCGTGCCTTTTTTAGGCGCTACAACATATATAACTGCTTACAAAAATAAACTGTATATGCTAATGACCAGCGGTGTTAGCGCGTCTAACGCTTTCGTGTCGTATTTTATAAGGGTTGATGAAAATTTAACAAATTTTGAAAAGATAAACATTGCAGGTACGGAGTCGGTAGGGCGTAGGATATACCAAAATACACCTTTTGTAATTTATAATGATGAAGCCTATATCCCTACCGTTAACGCTTCAAGTGATATTACGCGTAACCAAACAGGGGTAATTGTTTGCGATATGAACACGTTACAAATAAAGCGCGAAGTTACAGGACTTGATGTTAGTACCGGCGCGGTGTATCCGTCTAACCCGATACCTCACTGGATAAGTGTTTTTAACGGAAAATTGATTTATCATACTACAGGAACAACTGAAGCAAATAAACTTTTAATTAGAATAAATGCCGCAACGCTATCATTGGAGGAAAGTATTCCGCTAACGAATCAGTTTACTAACGACAATACTATTACCCGATATGGGGAAATATGGTTAAATGGAGAAGGTTCTGCAACAGCAGGGCTTTGGACGTGCAAGTATGATGATTTCACAACGTTCCAAAAGGTTATAGAAAATTACTCATCTACAGGTACGCCTCCTAATAAAGTTGAAAAGGAAAAACAGAAAATATACCTAACTGATTTTAAGGATGATTTAACGTTTAAAACCGTTAACGGGCAATCAATAAGAGGCGAAGGAGATATTACAGGTAGTGGTATTGCTTCTGTGGCAGGTGCAGCAGGAGAAATAATAGTAACAAACGGAACTGTAGCACCTGTAATCAGTATTGACCCTTTGTACACAGCGGCTGTTCACTCAACCGTACCAAAGGTCGTTGCTTCAAAAGCAGGCCTTTCTGATAGTGTAATAGGTTCGGTCGATGGTACAACAGAAAAAATACTGGCTGTAATAACCGTACCTGCAAACACGGTATCTAAAGGTATGCTTCGTTTGGATCTTTCGACTATGGTAAGCGCAACGGGCCTTGCATCAACCAAGTCGATACGTATAAAAACAAACACATCAAACACACTTACCGGGGCTTCTACTATTGCAAGCGGTACTGTAGCGGCAACATCCAGGTATGCACCGTTCGAACGTACGAAATTAGATTTTACAGGCTCGGTAATACGTTCTACAGGGCTAACAGCTTTAACTGATACTGCGGTAAGTACTGCGGCTATATCTTCTGTATCCTTTAATCCGGCCGTTACAAATTATATTTTCATTACAGGACAACTGGCAAGCGCTGCCGATGATATTACGCTAATGTCGTTTTCTATAGTTAATAATAAAGAGATCTAATATGAAAAGCTGGAGAATTTACGAACTCGCAACAGGTGTAATAATGTGGGGCGAAGATATTGAAGATGAGAGCCTGCAGGCGCGTAAGGATGAACTGGAAGCGCAGGGCTATGGCCTTACCGATCTTATTGTAATGGAGCCCTGGGCAAAACCTGTTATCGTAGAAGAGACGGGCGAAATTATTAACGATGCAACGCCCGAAGAGCAGGCGGCGTATGAAAGCGAAATACTATGAAAATTATAGAATTATTAAAATACTTAGGATTAGATGTAATCCTGCTTTTGGCAGGTTTTGCAGGGGGTATTGCCTCACTTACAAAAAGTACCAACCTTAATAAATGGCAAAAATTTATTTCGGTTATGTCAGGAGGGTTTGCTGCTAACTACCTGACCCCATTAGTAGGCCGCTGGCTTGACCTGGGCGATGACGTACTGTATGGCATTGGCTTTCTGCTGGGCTATGGAGGGCTTAAGGCCGTCGAAACGATTTACCTCTATTTTATTAACAAATTTGGTTCAAAACAAGAATAATATGAAAATAACTAAAAACTTCACCCTTCAGGAATTTGCCTGTAATGATGCTGCCCATACATTGCCCACAGGCAGCGCGCTCACTAACGTTAAAGAACTGGCGCAAAACCTTCAGGTACTGCGCGACCATTTGGGCGTTAGCATCCGAATTAACAGCGGGTACCGTACGGTAGCACATAATGAAAAACAGCCCGGGCACAGCAAAGTGAGCCAGCATCTTTATGGCCGTGCTGCCGATCTTCATGTAGATGGCATCGCGCCTGCTGCTATTGCCGATGCCATAGAACGCCTTATTGCCGAAGGTAAAATGAAGCAGGGCGGCATCGGTAGGTACAAAACATTTACACACTACGATATCAGGGGTACACGCGCCCGCTGGAACGGATAAATATAACACTATGAAAAACCTAATTAAAGCCGTAGCCTGTTTTGCCTTTATTGTAAGCAGCTGCGGCACACGCCATACTTCAAAATCCAGCACCGCGCTAAACTTTACTGGTAAAGATACTGCTATCATAGTTGCAGATGCTGCTACAGCAGATCATGCCGCCAGCCATGAAGAAGAAAAGCGCGAAGCTACCAACGCCTACACCACGGGCGGCGGTACGCTAACCCCTATAAACCCGGATAAGCCTATGCTTATTACCAGCCCGGAAGGCAAAACCACCACCGTACAAAACGGTACCTATTCATGGAATACAACCCAGGGTACACAACATAGCACCGAGACCGGTAAAAAAAGTGATACCCTGGTACGTATTGCCATTACACACAGCAAAGCCGCTACGGGCAAACAAATAGCCATAGATCAGGTAATAGCTACAAAGGTTACACAGCGCAAGGGCGCGGCTACTACGGTGCAGTTCTGGGTAGGGCTTGCCATTGGTGCATGTATCCTTATTTGGTTCCTGTGGTTTGTCATCTACAAAAAGCAGCACAATGAAAACTCTTAAAATAAAACTGCCTACTTCGTGGGATACGCTTACAGATGTGCAGCTTCAGGAGCTGGCACTGCTTTTTCATACCGTTGAAGTAGGTGCGGCATTCCACATACGCGTTTTCCTTATCCTTATGGGGTGCCGCTGGTATACCTGGCGCAAAAACTACCGCGCCATGCGCATTTTAAAAGAGGTGCCCATAAGCGAGCTGCGCCAGCATTACCCATTTGTGTATAAAGAAAATAACCGTACACTGTTCCCTGCAATAAAAGGCCGTGCACCCTACCGCGCCCTGGCTAATATTACCGCTGAAGAGTTTGCTGCAGCGGAAGACCTTCACGCCATCTGGTTTAAAGAAAAGCATCGTAATGCCCTGCAATACCTTGCGGCCGTGCTATACCCCGGTAAGGGCGAAACCTTTGATCGTTTTGAACTTGATGCCCGCGCCAAACGTTTTGCTAAAACCCCGCTTAAAACCCTGCTGGCTATAGAGGCTGCTTATTTTGGAAGTAAGAACGCCATCGTTAAGCGTTTTAAACACGCCTTTAAGCCATCGGGAAAAAAGGTATCGGGCCCTAAACAAGGTTTTGGCAAGGTGATACTGGAAATGGCTGGCGGTAAATTTGGCGCACACAACATTACACTAAAAACAAATATCTACACCTTTCTGGAAGAGTTTAACGACAACCTCAATCCGCTAAATAAAAAACAAACCCGCAGGCCATGAGCATAACACACGCTAACGTTACCCGGTTACATAAAGATATTGCCACCTGGCATAAGGGCATTAATGGCTTTTACCGGTTCGATATGGAAGAACTTACCAGCCAGTTTCGCGGTGGCGTAAACACGCCGGTGCTTATGCTCGAAAGCTACAGCGCACAGTTAAGCCGAAACGCTAATAAAACCACGCACTGGAACGCGCGGGATATTTCATTTTTGTTGCTCGACTTTACCGGTGCGTCAGATGATTATGATGCGCAGGAAGAAGTGCTAAGCAGACTGGAGGGCATAGCCCTTGATATTATAACCCTGTTAGAAAAATACCGCAAAGATCCCGCGCACTGGCTTTACGGCCTGTTTGATGTAGACAGCGTAAAGCTTGAAAAATTCGGACCATGGTTTGATAATATGTATGGATGGAATATACTGTATACCCTAAAAAGCAACCAGCCACTGTGCTTTGAGGCCGACAAGTGGGATTTTAGCGCGGTGCTATAAAAAAAGCGAGCCCCTGAAAACTCGCTATAAACTAAAAGTTTTGTTTTTCGGTTATACTATAGGTACCCAAATAGGGAAAGCAGAACCGGGCCTCGCATATATCCTTTTCCCGTTGACTAGGCGTGAAGTGCGGAATATTAGCTGGTGAGGAACCCCGTCTATCAACTTGGTATCCATCTGCAGTAAGTATTAGATGGCAAGCGTGGTTAAAGCGTCCTTTCGGACTTTGCCGTATGGCTCTAAAAGGCTACGCTTGCGCTTACCTCCCGCCGCTGCCCCACTACGTGGCAACTAAAACCCCCCGTTATCAGGATAGCGGGGGGTTTATCTTTTTAAGCTAATGAAGCTACGATTTCTTTCGAACTCGAGGGAGTTGTTTAATTATCTTCATATTTAATTTAGTTATTTGCTAAGTAGTTCTAGTCAGGAACTCCTATCAAAATTCACTAGCTTAATATACCTACTGTGGGTATGGTAACAAGTTGATACTGCAAATTTACAAAAATATCCGCAGGTTTAACAAACCTTAAACAAGTTACAAACATAAAATCGTGTCCTACAGCAGTTAGTCACTTCCCTCTATGTTTGTAATCACATTAATTAATATAAAATATTACCATGAAATTATTTAAGTTTTTGGTACCGCTGGTACTCTTCTTTTTGTCTTTAGGCATCTGCAACGCTGCTGCAGCAGATAAAGTACAACCTTACCCCGTGGTGCGAATATTTTCTCCGCCAGCTCCGATTGTTATTGATGTGTATATTACCTATGCGCCCACAAACCCGCAGGCTGGTAAACGCGAAATAAGCCCTGCCCCGGCAAAGCCTTATAATTACGACCGTGATATCAGGAAAGATATATTTATAAAAGCACACCTCGCTGCCAGGTTAAAGGAGTAATTTTTTTTCATGTTTGTTTGTTTATTGTGTTTGTCTTTTTTGCCGCCCCTGCTTTTAGTAGGGGCGGTTTTTTATTACCTTTAACAGCACATTAACAACGCAATGAAAAAAGAATACGATGCCGAGGCTGTAGATGCAGCATTAAAAGCCCGGATAAAAGAATATGAAGACCTGCTGCACAAATACCTGTCTGATGATCGCGGCACCATTACATTAAACGATGTGCTGCAAAATAAAGACGGGCTAAGCCGGTATATTACTGATCTAAATAAAGAATATCCGTTTAGGGAACGGATAAAAAAGCAGTAGCATGAACGATTTACCCCTTTACATAACCATACCCGCCGCCATTTGCGCGTGCATTGCCGGGCTCTACATTAGAGATGCCATATACAGGCACCGCAATAAGCGCTGGTAACCTTTAATTTTAACCACAAATCAATATTTTATTATGAAACAAATTACTACACTCGTTCTGTTGTTTTTTATGTGTGCTTTAAATGCGCAGATTATTAAAGATTTTCCTGTAGATGAAGCTGGGGCAATTAATTTTAATCAGGTCGTAGCTGTAGACAGCGTAAGCCAGGCAGAGCTTTATGCCCGTGCCAAAATATTTTTCGCAAACAATTTTAAGTCTGCTAAGAATGTTATTGAGATGGAAGACAAAGATACGGGCACAATAATAGGCAAGGGTAACACTAATTTTACCGTGTTGCTCACAAACATTACCATGAGCTTTTCAATAAAGATACAAGCAAAGGATGGTAGATATAAATATGAGATTTATGACATCACCTACCCGGGGCAATATGGAAACTTCCCCGCATCTGACTGGTTTAGTGAAGAGGCTTATTATAAAAAAAACGGAAAGCCCAGAAGTATAAACGAAACGTATAAAGAAAAAACTTTGGCAGCTATTGAATCACTCAAAAAATCAATCGCCGAAGCTATGAATGCTCCAAAACAAAAATCTAATTGGTAAAATATCTTTTTTCTTACGATACTCTCATTAAACCACCCATGCGGTGGTTTTTTTTATGTCCTATTTTACCCCTCGCCACGCCAGTACCTTAGCATAAAAATAATGCACATGGCTGGTAGAAACACAAATAGCGCGGCAGATGCTTACTTTGCTAAGCGAGCCGGTATAACCCTTAAAGAGTACCAAGGCAGGACAAAACCACTAACGGTTAGGGCTGTAGTAAAAAAAATAGACACTCTTGTATCTACAGGAAAAGCAAATCCAGATGATGCTCGGATAGGAACATCTTTTGCCTATAGGCTTCGAACAAATCTTATAGCCTCTATAAGGAGAAAAACAGAGAAACGATCAGGCCTCGCCCTGCGTAGTAATGTCAAGCCGCAATATGTAAACGGATTCTTAAACAGCCTAACCATAGCAGTGCCTTATTATATTTTCCCCATACTTAATAATGGTTTTGAGGGCAGTAAAAAAAAAGGTGTTAGTGCGCGTGTAAAAGAAAAAGATTTTTTAAACGATGCATTAGAAAACGGAAAGTTTGTAAAAGACCTCGCTGATGAAGTGGGTGGTATCCGGGCGGCAATGATCGTATCCAGAATAAATTACACATTAGGCTCATCTACTAACGATAAAGGTTTTATTAATGGCTAACGATAATGTAACCCGCAGGCTTTCCATATACATCAACGACACTGAGGTTGTTAATTCCATGTCTGGCATAACAAAGGCAATAGGCAGTACCCGCGCGCAAATGAATGCGCTCGTAAGGGGCACTGAAGATTATGATACTAAAATGGAGGTGTTGAAAGATACCCTTGCCCAGCTGACCACGAAACAATCTTATTATAAAGATGAGATCAATGGCACAAACAGTTCTCTTGGCATAGCAAAAAATAGCCTTCAAGGTGTAGAAGTTCGTATGAAAGCGGTAGAAAAAGAGCTACGCCAGCTGGATGCTTCGACTGATGATTATAATCAAAGCCTTGAAGTTCTTAAAAATGAATATGTTGAACTTTCTGATAAGCAAAAACAATATTCACAAAATATAAATACCCAGGCACAGCAAGATGAAGTTTCTGCAAACAGCCTTGCAGGTGTGACTGCTCGGATGGAAGAGGTAAAAAAGGAAATGACTTTGCTTGATGCTACTTCTGCTGAGTATCAGGAACGAATGGAAGGCCTGCGTAAAGAATATGCTTCCCTTGATGTAAAGCAGAAAGAATATAACGATAATGTCCAGGAGGCCACAAGACTTAACCAAGTATCGAAAAACAGTCTGGCCGGGGTAGAACTCGAAATGCAGGGGGTACAAAAAGAACTCCGGGAACTTGATAGCACTTCGGCAAATTACCGAGAAGAGTTGGTCCGTCTGCACGCACAAGAAGCGGCATTAACGCAACAACATGGGCAACTACAAGAAGCCATAGAAGGTACACCTGGCATTTTAGACAGTATTAAAGAAGCTCTTGGACCAGTTGCATCGGGCATGTTGGTGGCATTCTCTATTGAGGGCGCTGTTGATAGTTTTAAATCTGCTATAAGCGACGCGTTTAATACGGTGGTAAACTTCAACCAAAAGCAGGCAGACCTTGCGGCTATCATGGGCAAAAGCCGTACCCAGATACGTAACCTAACATACGATGCTATAAAATACGGTGCCTCTACAGCCTACAGCGCTACCGAGGTAAGCGAACTGCAAACAGAGCTGGCGCGCCTGGGTAAAACTGAGCCCGAAATACGAAAAATGACCGGTGCTATATTAAATAGCGCCACCGCCTTAGAGTCGGGACTTGGCGAGGCGGCCGAGCTTGTAGGTGGGCAACTTAATTCCTATAGTGAAAATGCAAGCCAGGCACAACGCTATAGCGACATTATGGCTAACTCGGTCAATGTTTCTGCCACAAGTTTTGAATCGCTTAGCACTGCGTTGCCTAAAGTATCAGCTGTAGCAGCACAGGAAAAGATAAAGTTTGAAGAACTTAATGCGGTTCTGGGCACGTTAGCAGATCAAAACATAGCGGCCGAGACTGCGGGTACAGGTTTCAGGAATATTTTGCTTACCAGTGCCCAGGCGGGTAAACCGTATCAGGAAATGCTGGATAAGGTTAAGAATAGCACGAATCAGACATCTACGGCAACAGAAATTTTCGGAAAGGAAAATGCTACCGTAGCAGTTATTCTGGCTAACAGTTCCGAAAAAATTAACGCAAACACTAAAGCACTTGAAAATAGCGCTGGTAGCGCCGAAAAACTTGCTAAAGAAAAAATGAACAGCATCAAAGGATCTATTGATGGTTTTTCTGGTGCTTGGGAAGGTTTTATACTAAGCATTGAAAAGGGCGACGGTCCTATAGGCAAGGCTATTAAAGGGTTTATAGATATGGGCACGGCTATGATTAATTTACTGACACCTACGCGTCAGTTATCAGATGAGTTATTTGATGAGCAGGTATCACTTAACCAGCTGGTTTCAAAAATTACATCCACAAATACGAGTAATGAAGAACGAAAACGCTTATTGATACAGCTGAAAGAAGAATATCCTGATTTTATTGGAAATATTGATGTTGAGACAGTCTCTAATTCAGACTTAAACAAGGAACTTATCAAAGTTAATGACCAATATATTAAACGCATAATTTTACAAAAAGAAGCCGAAAAGGTTCAGGGAAAAGCTAATGATTACGCTGAGTTTGAGGCAGCGCGTGCAGCTTCGATTGTCGCTTTATTTAAAAACCTTACAGAGCTTAAAGCAAAATACAACCTACAGACGGTTATAGATTTTAATAACCTTAAAAAATCAGCCGGAGATGTAGAAAAAGAAATTAACACCCGTCAACTGGGCGGTTTATTTCGCACTTCTGAGTTGCGAAAAGTACAGGGGTTAATTGCACAATTAAAGAGCTTTGAGAACATGACCAAGTCTAACAAAGTTAAACTCGATGAGGCAAACAAATCACTTGATCTCATGTCTCAGGCGCTTGGAGTACAGACAGAGGAGCAACGTGCAGCTACAGAAGCAACAAAGGTCGATAGTAAAGAGAAGGAAGCTAACAATGAAGTTTTAAACGCTACTTTAGAAAATCAGCTTAAACAGCTTAGCTATACAAAAAATCGCCGCGAAGCTATGGGGCAAGATACTTATAACGTAGAAAGCCAGATTTACAAACTTCAGCAGCAGCTATATAAGGATGATGTAGATAAATATGAAGAAGCTACAAATAATCTCCTGAAATTGCAGTATGAGTATGGCAAAAAATCTAAGGAAGCCGCTGAAAAATTAGAAAAAGACCGTGAGGAGGCAGCCAAAAAAGCCCTTGAAAAAACAATATCTCTGGCTAAAGCAAATCTTGATTACTATATTTCTGCACATACTACTAAGATTGATAAGGACAAAGAGCTTACTTCTGTGGCAGTTGAAGAAGAGGTAAAACGTCTCGAGGGTATTAAACAGGCTAAAATACAGGAGTTGGCTATCGAAAAACAGACCAATGATGGTGTAATAGCTATTAAAAAGGAAGGGAATATCGAACTCAGTGTGGCTGACATCGAATATCTTACGGCGAAGCAAAACGCTGATATTGAATTCACAAAAGAGACTGAAGAATTAAAAAAACAATATACTGCGCAGGAAAAAGCGCGGGATGCAGAGCAGGCTCAGATTAGTTATGATCTGTCTATAGCTGAGGCCACCAGTAAAGAAGAAGAAGAGCGCCTGCGCCGGGAACAGGCCTATAAAGATGAGAAGGCCCAGTACGATAAACTGTACCAGGATAAAAAAATAACGTACGACCAGTATAGCCGCTTTATTGAGGCTATGGATAAAAAGCAAAAGGCCGATGAAAAAGCCCGCGAGCTCGAAAAAACACAGCAGTCGCTTTCCGCCCTTAATGGCCTTGCCGGTGCAGTGGGTGAATTGTTTGGGCAGTCTAAAGAACTGGCCTTTGCCCAGGCACTTATTAACGGTGCCCTTGCCGTTACCTCCATCCTTGCCCAGTACCCAAAATTTGACGGTGGTTTTGCCATGACGGCCGCTATAGCTGCTGCAGTATTAAGCACCACGGCATCGCTTAAAAAAATTAGCGAAACTAAAGCGCCCAAAAAAGCCAAATTCTTTTACGGCGGCTACACCGGCAGCAATGTGCAGTACCCGGATGAGTATGGCGGTGTAGCGCAGGTTAGTGAGTTTCACCCTAACGAGTATGTTATTCCGGCTAAAATGATGGCACAGCCCGCTGTAGCGCGTACCGCCGAATGGCTGGAAGGCGTGCGCACAGGTAAGGCTGAAAGCCCTGAAAATTCCAACGGATTTCAGCAAATTCCAATCAATTCCGATAATTCCGGTAATTCCGGTGCAGATCCTGAGCTTAAAGCGATGCTGTCAGCGATTGCTGTACACCTTCAAAACCCGGTATCGCCCGTGATCATATACGGTTATGAAGACCTGGAGCGACAAAACAAACTGGCAGCAGACCTTGCGGCCTCAAAACAAAACGGAAAACTTAACCAATGATAACAGCCCTACAAACCCCGCAGGCCGGTGCTATTATGCTGGATGCAAATAATACGGTAATAAAAATACAGTCCAGCAACGGCGAGGGTTTTTATTACCGCGCCTTTATTTACATAGATAACGCCCTGTTTGATGAACAGGGTTGGAGCCGTACCGATGCCTACACGGCAGAGCATGACCTGAAGAAATTGTACAACGCTTATTTTTCGCCTGTTTTCTTAAACACGTTCACAAACCTGCTGCAGGCGCAAACGCATCTTATAAAACAGGTGCAGGTAGTGGTTAAAGAATATGCGCTAAGCACCGGCGCAGAAGTGCAGAGCATTACCCTGCCCGCTTTTTTTATGATGTACAACATTGTGCCGGCATCCTTCAGTTTTAGCAGCCCGCTACAGTTGCTTGGCTTTGATGATGTAACTATGGTGGTGCCTGTTGATGGTAAAATAGCATTTGCATTTTATGTAGGGCCTACTGCCCAAAACCTGAGCCTTACATTAACTACAGATCAGGGCAGCGTGCTGGATAGTAAGGGCATCAGTATTGCAAAAGGTGGCATTGTATACCTCTACCAGTTTGACCTCGCCCCTGTAGGGCTTAGCTACAATGTACTTTATATAAACGCAAACATACAGGTAAACGGCACCAGTATTTTGCGCCGCACCTTCCGCATTAACCGCTTACCGGATTACCCTGTGAAAGAAATCGCTTTCCAGAATAATTTCGGGTTTTATATGTATGCCTATCCGGATGGAGAAATGCAGTTAAGCAACGGCCTTACCGTAGAAACTTACACCTTGCAGGATGACACAGAAAAAGTATATGAGATTAACCAGGAAGATACCTACGCCATCAACAGCGGCAGCCTGAAAGCAAAAGAGCGGGGCATTATCAATATGGTAGCTACAAGCCCAGATACCCGCCTTAAAAACGGCACCGAATGGCTTACAGTCGTTACCGGTACTAAAAAGATTCTGGCACATAAAGACCGCCAGCACCAGTTTGACGAAGCCCTGGTGTTTACCCGGGCCCGCGGTACAGATATAGATAATGGTGGCTATATTTATAACACGCCGCAGCTGCCTAATATTGAGTTTACCGCCTTGGACAATAACGGTAGTGGGCATCTTGTTTTCCATTACAAGTTTAACAATGGCTTTACCCCTCAGGAACTTCGGGTTAAGTATAAATACATTAATGCCGCTTCATATTCTTCACTTGTTATTTTTGCGCCGACAGCACCAACAGGCACGGTAAACATAAATACCAGCCTTTCGCCAGGCGTTTGGTATTTTTATCTTGAAGAGTATGGCAATCCTTCTAATATGTCTAACGTGCGCACCACACCAATAACGTAAAATTATGGCACTCATACGCATATTTGCAAACGGCATCGAACTTGATTTTGTAAACGAAACGCTAACCCTTAAGCAGGAAAACAACACATTTATAACTGATTTCACCACAACGTACAGTAATTACCCTTTCCTGATTATAGAAAACCAAAAAACAAAACAGGCACTGGGTCCTAAAGACCTGGCCTCTGTGCGTAAAAAAAAGGTAGTGCCCGTGGTGGTGGTACAGGCAGGGCAGCAATATTATGGCGAGCTTACCGTAAGCGCGTACCTTTCTGCATACCGAAAATGCGATCTTAAGTATGGGAGCACCTTGCTTTCTGTAATGTCCGTAAAATGTGCCGACCTGCTGCCGGTTGTTTCTATTATTAACGACCCTACGCCCGTGCCGTTTACAGAAGAGTACCCTGAAACAACGCCCGGTTATCTGGACTGGGCTACTTATCCTTTAGATTTTAACCGAAAAATATACCCGGAGGTAAAATATGGTTTCCCTCAGATGCGGTGGGATAACCAGTTTTTTGATGAAGCTCCGGAGATTGGTGATGAGTGGTACTTTTATGAGAAATTTGTTAACCGCTACAACCCTATAAATGAAGATTTTATTCACAACTATTATACTGTAACCGGCGATAACGTTGTGGTGTTTAACGGCAATGTGGCCGCACCGCAATTATTCCTGTTAGGACTGCTGGAGTATGTTTTTGCGTCTCAGGGCTGGAAGATCACAGGCGCATTTGTCACAGATCCTTTCATCTGCCGCCTAATGCTGCTCTCTCAAAAAAATAACCTTTGTAAAGTGATGGTGGGGCCATCTCCGGAAACCATACATTTTGATGATTTCAATAATGAGGGCACTCTGTTAGGTAATCGATATTACAGAAAATCGGTAATTTTAGACAATGCCGGCACTTATGTGTTTTCTTTTGCGTCCGCAGAACCGCTGCGTAGCGGCACCTACGAAAACAGCCCCGTAAGTTTCCTGTTACATGGTGCGAGCAACAGCCCATTGTTTGGCGACCTTAGCCCCGTTTACCAAAACTTTAATGATCCCGGCACCTTAGGCTTTCAGGGCACATTTACAGTAGAAATTGATGAAGATGCTGCCGGCAACCCTTATTATTTTCATTATGGTATAGATGATGATAATGATAGCCTTCTGCCGGCGCTTAATATTGTGTTTAACCGGGAGTATAAGCCGTTTTACATGATGCATCCCACTATTAATTTAGGCCGTTTTGCCCCTGAATGGGATGTGGCTACACTGCTTAAGCAACTAAAAAACACTTTCGCACTTAAGATAGACTTTGATGAACTAAGCAAAACGGCCTCTTTTAACTATGCTCAGGATGAACTTACGTCTGCTTACAAAGTTCCCATTACCGATGCCCTGGCATTTTCAGAATATACGCCGCCGCCATACTCAGGTTTTGTGCTTAAATACGGCAACGATACCGATGCCTATATATATTTTGACGCTAACGGCCTGCAGCAAAATATAGATCCTGAAAATGATCTGGTGCAAAAGATAGAATTGGGCTTTAAAGTCGTTGACCATAACGGAAAGACGGCTGCGCTCGATGCCATGGAAGACAAACAGGGCATTGGACTGATGATATACGAACCTGATACTGCTGATGGTTTTACAGAACCATTTATTAGCCCGCAATACAACGGCCGCACCACAGCAATTACTGGTACAGGCGGTATTTATGCGCGAAACTGGAAAAAGGTAATGCAGGCACGCATCAACGGGTCGGTTATTACCGTTACGGGGCCATTTACCGGGCAGGAACTCTACAATATAAACAAGGTGCAGCGGGTATATATGGGCAGGCAGGCATACCTGGTGCGCAGTACAGAAGCAAAACAAACGCCGCAGGATAATTTTGAGGTCAAATTAGAACTGGTAGCGCTGGTGTTGTAAAAAAAGCGAGTAATGGAAAACCATTACTCGCTTTTTAGCAGATCATCCATTTTATGCACCTGCGTGTCTGTTATGCTTTCTACAATGTGTACGTACACCATAGTTTCACGTATGTTAGAATGCCCCAGTAGTTTTTGCAGATGCTCTACCCTCCCGCCTGATATCAGGAAATTTGTAGCAAAGGTGTGCCGGGAAACGTGAAAGCTTACATGTTTGCTAATGCCCCTGAATTTACAAATCACTTTTAGTTCCCTATTTATAAATTCGTTGGTAAAGTTCGCGCCAAACATGTGTATGGGATCTACATACTGCAGGGCACTATTACTGAGGGTCACGCGCTGTAGTTTGGCTGTTTTTTCGGCACTAAATACCAGCACATTATCAATAAAGTTATCAGGGCTTAGACGCTGCACATCAGTAAAGCGCAGGCCGGTAAAGCAGGAGAACAGGAATTGCGCCAATATTACTTTGTGGGTAGCTGAAATAAATTCACTGTGCCAAAACTCGTTAAGGTTGCGCAGTTCTACAGCATTCAGGTAGGTACGATCGCTATTAAAGCTTTTTACCTGTATGTCATCGTAAGCCAAAGGCGTTACAATACCTCTTTTTTCGGCTATGTGCAGATATTTTTTAAAAGATTTCACAAATGATGCAATGGTATTATCCTGGTTTCTAAGCTTCTTTTTGAAGTGTTTTTTTAGCGCTATCAAAAAATCTTCATTGATGTCTTTAAATAGTACTGTGCCTTTATAATCCTTAAGCTTTTGCAGCATAGTCATTTGCTGGCGATACGTGCCTGGCTTTAAAATTTCCTTTTGCCTCTCCATTTCCTGTTCCCAGAATGCCACAAAGTCAAGCCGCGAAGACGGGTGTTTTATTTCTATCTCCAGCTTTTCGATATTCAGGGCCACATTACCCAGCCTGTAGTTTATCTCTATGGTGTTTATATCGCCCAGCATTTTTTCAATAATCATATTATAATCCTGATATAGCGGGTGCGACTTTTTTACCCGCTGCTTAAGCTTATCAAAGTCGGTAGGTACTACACTTAAATGTACCGGAAGCATTTTCTTTTCACCATTCAGGAATACCTGGGCATAAATGGGTCCTGTGCCGTCTTTACGTATCCTGTCTGTTTTCTGCACGATTTTGCATGTTAACTTTCCACTAAAATTCATTGGGGAGTAGATTGGGGAGTGTTGCGTGTTTTTTAAAATACGATACATATAAGGAATTTTTTACGGTTGCTTCTAAAACGCTAAAGGCGACCAACTTACAGTTATCCTGTAAATTGATCGCCTTATGCAAATCATTAAAAAGTGACCTCGACTGTATCATATTTACACGAGTACATCCCTGATTATTATTTACTTACAAATTGTATTGGGTAGTTTGTGGGGAGTGCATTATTTGCTATCCCTTTTTTTTGTGTGCTGCTCTGCTATTTTGCTAAGCTTATCCATCAGTGGGCTATTCTCATCGCCCGGGGTTATGTGCAACGCTTCGGGGCCGTCGCCCAGTTGCATTAGCACCTCTCTAACTTGTTCTTTCATTATGTCTATCGATTTTGGTTTGCTTAAATAAGTTAAGAATAAATTTTCAATAGGATCTTCTGCTGTACCTAAGTCACCATTATGCGATTTATCAATATTGATAAGAGCTTTACCGTCCAATATATAATTTGCATCCATATTAGGTTCGGCTTTTTTCACTTTCATGAAGAATTCCATGCCTAAAGGCCGCTTATTATTGAATACTGCACTCAGCGAATTTTGCGAAATCTCATTTTCTTCGCAAAATTTTGTCATGTTATCATGTTGACTTTCAAGATATTCCCGTAATCTTTCCCCTTGTGTACTCATTTTTGATAAAAAAAGTTATCAATGTTGTGTAATTATATCAATATTGTTAATATATTTGCTTTAACAAGATGATAACAAATCTACAACAAATAATATTAATTCTAAATAATGTTTTTCCATGATTACACCGGAACAAACAAAGGCACTAAAATTATTGCTGGGTAATAATTACTGTACTGAGGTTAAAGCATTGCTTACAAAAAGAATGGTGGTAAACCGTAAGGGCGAACCCCATACAGGAGCTGCAATTTCATATGTACTTACCGGCGACAGGCAAAATCCAGATATAGAAAAAGCATTGTTTGATGTCGCCGCCTCCAGGAAGAAAGAAATTAATGAGCGCGATGAACTATTAGGCATAAAAAAACCCGAAGCGGAAACTTCGGGCGGTGCATAAAAATTAATCACTTCTAATAATATCTTATTATGCTCAGCAAATCTACAGATTTTAAACAACCTGCACAAGCCTGCCGTGTTATAGCCGGAATATTACCCGGCGACCATAACACAGAGCTTATAGGGGTGCGCGAAACCCGCCGCGTATATGCTATTACAAACGGCAACACGGTGCCCTTTGCAAACCTGCACCCGGTACTTAAAGCAGAGATCAATAAAAAGTACCGTAGCGATGTCGTGGCACTTTTCGACCTGCGCCACCTTCCGGAAGATGAAGCCCTTGAAGAATACGCTTTTTGCCTGTATGGCACGGCAGACCATAACCCTGATTTTGATACCCTGGGTAATGCCGGCCAACCTGAAAACTTTGTGTGTGGTGCATCGTGCCGCTGCCTTAAGTGGGAAACCAAAAGCATAACCCTTGCAGGCAAACCCATTACTGAACGCCAATTGCAGGTTATACAGCTCCTGGCAACAGATGAACCTGATAAAGTAGTAGCTGATAAGCTTTGCATAGCCCCTGCCACCCTCGACAGCCATAAACGTAAAATATTCCGCCATGCAGGCGTTAACAGCATTACAGGGCTTGTGCGCATGGCAATGGACGAAATGATATTAGTATAACCAAACAACATATATAATGAGTACAACACAAGTTGAAAACCTTTACACCCCCGGATGCATCCGCACCTTTAGCGGCAAATACTTCTCGTATACCGATATGCACCCCGACACCATACTGATTGAAGACATTGCCCATGCACTGGCTAACATACCGCGCTTTGCCGGGCACACAGAGCATTTTTACAGCGTGGCACAGCACAGCGTCATGGTAATGCTTGCTGCACCTGCAGATCATAAGTTTGATGCCCTAATGCACGATGCTGCCGAAGCCTATATGTTAGATATCCCCTCACCGCTAAAAGCATTGTTGCCTGATTACAAAGGTATAGAGCATCGCCTGATGCATATTATTGCGGCAAAATTCAGGTTTGAATACCCTAAACACAAATATGTGGATGCCGCAGATAAATATGCGATGGAACAGGAGTGGAAACATTGTGTAATCGGGCACGATGGTGTGTACTGGAGCCCTGCAAAAGCCGAAGCTGAATTTTTGAACGCCTATAGAGCAATAACCTCTAAAAAGTAAAGACATGTATTTTAAAATAACAGACATAAATAGTACACTTTACAAAGATGCAATGGCTTATGTAACAAAACGTCATGACCAGCGGGAGACGAATATGAAAAGTGTAGAAGAGTTCTTCGGTAAGGAGTTGGGGCCTGAATATTTAGCCTATACATCAGCATTTAACGCTATACCACAAATATGTGGAATAAAAAGCGATGAAATTATAGAAGGAATGAAACCTGCAAAACAAACCGGTTTTATTGAACCTAATAAACGCACTAAAAAAGGTAAAGAAATTGCTGAGTTTTTTAATAAACTACCAAATTGGAGTTTTCATAAAACACTTGAACTTTTCCCTTTGAAGAAGCGCCAGGTTTACGGCACTCCTTTTAATTATCCTTATTTAGATGTGTTTGACTGCATTATTCTGGTAAGAATAGATGATGAATTTGACCCACAACCTGACAGTATATTTCAGGAAATTACCAAAACAGAGTTTTACAACATCTACAATCAACACCAATCCAACAATGACACTAATTGATTTCACCCAATACGCACTGGCGGCCTTAGTAATATTTTCGCTAAGCTGCACCGCCATATTTACCCGCAAGCACTTTACTGCAACCGTTTTGCAGGCGCGTTTCCACTACCAGCTAATGGCTTTTATAAGTGGCTTTATTACGGTAGGTCTTTTTTTATTCTCGATCCTGCTAAACAACTTTAGCCTGGAACAGGCCATACAGCACTTTAGACTTAGAATAAATTTCGGTTTCCTTACTATTGATGTATTTAGGGCCTTCAGCTTCATCAGCACGACGGCCGCCAAAGGCTACTACATTACCGTTTACATCTTCA